CACTGGACGGATGGCCTTGGTTATTTAATCCTGGGTGCTTTCAACCCGCTTTACGAACGCGCTGGTCGTGGTACTGGAATCAGGCTTTACTAAACTGATCGCATGGGTGGGATTTAGCTGTGTATTCAGGCTTTTCTGGTCGCCAACGTGTTGGCAACGTCACGACGGTGGAAAGCCCGAATACGGCTTACGTCAACATGGAGCCGCACTGGCTGCTGATTGAAGCACTTTTGCAGGGCACTTACGGCATTAGAAAAGGGCACCGAAAATATCTGCCGCAAGAACCAAGAGAACTAGACGAGTCTTATGACAACAGGTTGATGCGTTCAACGCTTGCGCCTTACTACGTCAGGCTGGAGCGGATGCTGGCGGGCATGTTGACTCGCAAGCCTGTGCGGCTTGAAGACGTTAGTGATGTTGTCACTGAGCAGCTTTTTGACGTTGATCTGCAGGGCAATGATCTAAACGTCTGGACCTACGAAACGGCCCGCAAGTGCATCCGTTACGGTCACGTCGGCGTTCTTGTTGATGCGCCAAAGGCAGGCGACAACGGCAGGCCTTACTGGGTGTCGGTGACGCCTCGCGACATCCTGGGATGGCGCTCTGAGGTGAAGGACGGCAAGCAACAGTTAACTCAGCTGCGGCTGATGGAGACGATCACCGTGCCTGATGGTCTCTACGGCGAGAAGCAGGTGCAACAGGTGCGCGTGTTGACGCCTGGTGCCTTTGAGATTCACCAAAAGGACAAGAAGGGCGACTTTGTGCTGATAGACGAGGGCAGCACCAGCCTTAGCGAGATTCCGTTCTCTGTCGCCTACTCCAACCGCGTCGGTGTCCTTGAGTCGCGGCCACCACTGGCAGACATCGCCGAGCTGAACCTGAAGGCCTATCAGGTGCAATCTGATCTCGACAACCAGCTGCACATCAGCGCCGTGCCGATGCTGGCCATCTACGGGTTCCCGCAGTCAGCCGAGGAGATCAGCGCAGGCCCCGGGGAAGCGATGGCGCTTCCTGAAGGTGCATCGGCTCAATACATCGAGCCATCCGGCAATAGCTACAGCGCACAGTTCCAACGCCTTGATCAGATCGCCAATCAGATCAACGAGCTAGGCCTGGCCGCTGTGCTGGGTCAAAAGCTCAGCGCAGAGACTGCAGAGGCCAAGCGCATCGATCGCAGTCAAGGTGACAGCACCATGATGGTCATTGCTCAGCAAATGCAAGACCTGATCGACAACTGCTTGAGCTTTCATGCTCAGTACATGCAGCAGTCGCAAGTCGGTAGCAGCTTCATCAACCGCGACTTCCTGGGCCAGCGTCTCGAACCGCAGGAGATCCAATCACTGCTGCAGCTCTACACCGCAGGCACCATCACACAGGAAACGCTGCTCAACCAGCTGTCTGCTGGTGAGGTGCTGGGCGATGAGTTCGACGTTGAAGAGGAGATTGAGGCCACGCAGACCGGCGGACTGATTGAGATGGAACAGCCACAGCCTGAGCCACGCGAAGAGTCCACAATGCCTGAAGCGGAGGCCGATGTTGATGAGCTGGCTGGACAAACTGCGTAAGCCGCACCCACCGAGAAAGCAGTTGCTGTTCTTTTCCCAGGAGGAACTGGCCAACGAATACTTTGCGGTCATTCGAGCCACCTGGTTCAAAGGCGGCAAGGTCTGCGGTGTCACGGAGTCGCAGATCCACATCTATGACGATGAAGTTGTTGCTGAGTTCACCGGCATTGTTGGCACTGCATTGCGTGCTGGCGCGGATGTCTCTGCTTTGTGTATTGCGTCCGCAGAAGAGTTAGGGATTGAACCGACATGAGCACGCCATCGGAGCTGTACCGCAATGCCATCGATCTCAATCGATTTAGCAACGGCGTTGCCAAACGCATTGCTGTTACATATAACGATCTGGTTTTGGACGCTGTTGATCAGCTTCGTGGCATTGATGAGCTTGCTGCGCCTGCAAAAGCTGCACGGCTTCGGGCGATCCTCGCGCAACTGAAAGAATCGTTGGATGGCTGGGCAGGCGCCAGCACGCTCTCAGTGGTTGACGATCTGCAGGGCTTGGCAGAACTGCAGGGGGAGTTTGTGGCTAATGAGCTGCGACAGGCTTTGCCGATTGAGCTGCGACAGCAGATCCGCAGCGTGCAGATCAGCCCGCAGTTTGCGCAGTCCGTCGCAACTATTGACCCGACTGAAATCAACGTGGTGTCACTTAGCGATGACCTGCAGGCTGCTGTGACCGGAGCACCGCAGACGTTCAGCCTGACGGCTGCCCAGGGCACAACCGTGACGCTGCCTAACGGCAAGGTGCTGGAAAAGTCGTTCAGAGGCTTGGCAGAGTCGCAGGCCGATCTGTTCGCCAAGACGGTGCGCAATGGCCTGCTGACTGGTGAGTCAACGGACAAGATTGCCCGACGGCTCAAAGGTCGTTTGCGTTTTGGGCAGCCAGGCAGCTTGCGGCAGATTGCGCAGGCGGGTGGCGAGGTGACCGCTGTTGCTAACAATCAGGTGATGGCGTTGATTCGCACAAGCATCAATCAAGTGGCCAACGAAACCAGCCAGCAGGTTTACAAGGCCAACCAAGACGTGACCAAGCGTTACCGCTACGTCGCGACACTGGACAGCAGGACATCGCCCATTTGTCGTTCTCTCGACGGGCGGACTTTTGAGTACGGCAAGGGGCCGACACCGCCGCAACATTTCAACTGTCGGTCAACCACTGTTCCGATCATTGATTACAGCGGCTTGGGAATCTCACGACCACCACAGACAGAACTGCGTAGGCCTAACACTGCTTTTGGTCCATCGCGTGCAAGACGTGGTGACACTGTGCCCAGCAATCAGACTTATGGCGAGTGGCTGGATAAGCAGCCCAAGGAAGTCAAAGCCGATGTGCTTGGTGCGTCTAAGGTTCCGTACTTCAATCGACTGACTGAGAAGTTTGGCCCGACAGTTGCCATACGCAAGTTTGTAAGTCAAGACGGCTCAGAGCTAACCTTGGAACAGCTCAAGCGTCGTTATCCCGATGTCTCTTCCAGCTAAGTACCAATTCAAGTCGCAGGGCGGTGAAACCAAGCCCAAAGCGACGGCCAAGAAAAAGTCCGCTAAAAAGGAAGCACCTTCGGAGGCCGACTGATGCCTGGACATTACGGAATGGGTAAGCCCAAGAAAAAGAAGAAGAAGGGCGGCAAGAAGAAGTAATGGCACGGAAGCAGCGTCGCGTTCCAAAGGACAAGGCCACCGGCCTGCCTAAGAAGTACCTCTCGGGTGCGAAGAACCGCGCTGCCAAGGCTCGTGAGATCAAGCGAACCGCTGAGGCTTACAAAGCTGGCGAGTTCATCGACATCAAAGCTGTTTCCGCATCGAGGGCCAAACAAGGTGGCACCAAAAAGAAAACCACTAAGCGCCGCAACAAAAAAGGCCCTAAAAGAAAAGGCTGAGAAGTCCAAGTTCTTTTACGGCGAGCTGGCGGCGGTCTATCGCAAGGGCCAAGGTGCTTACCTGTCCAGCGGATCGCGGAATGTGCCGATGGCAGCCTGGGCCATGGGTCGAGTGAACAGCTACATGCGAGGCGACAAGGCGCGCACTGCTGATGCTGCGATCTACGCCCGCTACAACAAAAAGCGATGAGCATCAAACGCGGTGGCCATACGTTTGCGGGTTTTGACAAGCCCATTCGTACGCCGAACCATCCGAGCGGCAAGTCTCACGCTGTCGTCATTAAGGAAGACGGCAAACCGAGGCTCATTCGGTTCGGCGCGCAGGGTGCTGACACGAAACGTCCGCGCAAAGGTGAGAGTGCTGCGGACAAAGCTAAGCGGGCGTCATTCAAGAAACGCCACGCGAA